AAAAAAGCAGGTTTACACGCCAGATTTCAAGATATTTCTGATGAAAAACTTTGGCTACTTCGTATTTATGAAAGCCTTCACGGATCTATCACTCAAGAGACTATTGATCAATTTATCAAAACTCATCCAGAGTTAGATGTGTTATCAATTGATAATGAATTTACAAACAAATATCCATTATTAGCACACGTTTCAACATACTATGTTGGCGATATTGCAAAATATATAGCTCAATACGTTAATTTAATTGACAAAGAATAAGGAATTAAAATGTCTAAAAAACTTGCATATACCATTACAGATAATAATATTTCTGTTAATTTTGATAATCAATCACATATTGTACCACGAACTGATCCTCTAGCAAATAAGCTGTTAGCAGCACTGAGAGAGGGCAGAAATGATGATATTCCTGATTTGGTTTCTACAGCTTTAAGAATCCAAAAATATGGCAAAGGTGATTTTGTAATCCAAGATGGACACATTATTATCAATGGACTGCCAGTTCATGAGGGATTGAGTAGAAAAATTCTACAATTCCAGGCCGAAGGGCTCCCTCATAAGCCATTAGTTAGGTTTGCTGAAAACTTACAAAAGAACCCATCTTATCGTGCAGTTAATGAATTATTCCAGTTTTTAGAGAAGAATGATCATCCAATTACCGAAGATGGCAATTTCATTGCTTATAAGCGTGTTCGTTCAGATTTCACAGATATTCATAGTGGAACGTTTGATAATTCTGTTGGCGCCACAGTTGAGATGCCTCGCAATCAAGTCAATGAAGACTCTATGCAAACGTGTAGCCATGGTTTACATGTAGCAAATTGGAATTACGCTCACACGCAATTTGCAAGCAGCAACCCTGCCACTGATGTTATGTTAGAAGTAGAAGTTAGTCCGAGCGATGTGGTTTCTATTCCTGTAGATTATAATCAATCTAAAATGAGAGTTTGCAAATATAAGGTCTTGGGTGTCGTTGACAGTGAGCATTCATCTGATCTTCGTCTACGAAATACCAATACTCCAACTTACAAAGTTGAAGAGAATTCTGATTCAGATCGTTATAATGAATGTGAAAATTGTGGAATTGACGTAGATTACGGCACTTATTTGTGTGAATCCTGTCAATATGATGAGGAAGAAGAGGAAGAGGAAGAGGAAGATGAGTATCCTTGGAAGGATGAACTAGATAGGTAATCTTTCTTAATTATGGCCCGTAGTGATTGATATAAGGTCCCTGCGGGCTTTTTCGTTGGAGTTTAACATGGCACAGTCAGAAAAAGCAAAAGCTATAAATAAAAATCATTGTGATGGTGATTGCGAAAGATGCGGCCTTAGAGGTTACGATATGAGCGGCGCTTATTATTGTGATGTTTGTAAATGTAGCGAATGCTGTGATTGCAAAAAATTAGCTAGTTTGCCACCTAGTACCTCGTAATATACGACACACTTGGGCGGCCGATAGATTATATTTTCTGCATAGATCAGTTTGCTTATAATTGCCCGTGGCATATAGAGAGCGCATTTCTTTAACTTGCTCTTCTGTAATTTTGGATCTGATGGATAATAATTTTTCTTTAACGTGTGTTTTCATTTTCTTACCATAGTTCCCATTAGCTTCACCAAATAACTGAACGCCATACATTGGGTTTCCTTCACCTGCATTTAGTTCACGCATCTTTTGCTTACGCTCGTCAGTCCATTTAGTACCGTACACACCATCCCCGCCTTCAGTTTCATTGTATAATTGATAGTAATTCTCTTTAAGAAATTTAATCCATTCCATTTCTTTTTGATTCGCCTCTTCCCAAGTGGATAGTTGTTCGGCTATTTTGAAGAGAAACTTTTCCTCACCGTATTTATAGATAGCACAGTGGATAGCTTGTTTTCTATTTGATTTGGCATCTGACTTATGACGGGCCCACCTTTTATTTGGGTTGTTAGTAATTCCAACATACATCTTACTATTAACAGTGTTCAAAATTAAATACAAATAAAACATTACCTTCGTCTCCATATAGACGATGTGTTTTATTTGATAGATTTATCGGAGATTATTATGAATATCGCAATTCTTGGCTCGGCCTGGGGTGATGAAGGTAAAGGACATATTACGCACCACTTGTCCAAAGATTATGACTGGATTATTCGCTTTAATGGAGGTGCTAATGCTGGTCATACTATTTATCGAGATGGTGTTAAATATGTTCATAATTTAATGCCATCATTTGATTGGCGTTCCCCTAAGCCTAAAGCCTTCTTAGGCTCTGGTATGGTGATAGATTTACCTCAGCTGCATTTAGAAATTAATAAGCTTTTCGCAATAGATCCCTCTTTGCCAAGCAGAGTATATGTTGACCCTGATGCTTTTGTTGTTCTTGAACAGCACAAAGATGAGGATAAGAAACTTAATGGTCATATAGGCTCTACTAATCGAGGCATTGGCCCTGCTTATAAATCAAAAATCGAAAGAAAGGGCATTCGAATTAGAGATTTCCTTAACGGACATCAGCTTGATAATGCTGTTGATAATTGGAGCAAACTTGCTTTTGATAAATTAAAAGAACTTGGTGTTCATTTCAAAGGAGTGTTGGAGATTCAATCTGAAATGAAAAATGCTGACCTATTATTTGAAGGTGCCCAGGGAGTCTTATTAGATATCAATCATGGAATCTATCCATATGTCAGTTGCAGTGATTGTACTATTGGTGGCATTTATTCTAGTGGGTTTCATTTTGCACCACCATCTAAAGTTTATGGTGTAGCTAAATGCTACACAACTAAGGTTGGAGAAGGGCCATTTCCAACCGAATTAAAGGGTGAAGAGGCAGAATCATTACGAAAAATGGGCAATGAGTATGGTGCAACTACTGGTCGTCCAAGAAGAGTTGGTTGGTTAGATTTACCAGCATTAAATTATGCTTGCCAAGTTAGTGGAATTACTAATCTAATTATTACAAAATTTGATATTCTAAATGGAATGGACACTGTTCCACTATGTATGTCGTATGATAAAAATCCCACTTGCTCTGATGATTTCTTTAAAGCTAAGCCAAACTATATGGATGTTTTAGGCTGGGATGATCCTAAAAGTGTTACAGAATTAACACCTTTTATTAGTGAAGTTGAATTTGCAACAAAATGTCCCGTTAGTTATATTTCTACTGGAACGGATAATAAAGATATTTTGGAATGGCGTCAGTAGGTTACAGCATGTTATGGAATGAATTAAGTTATGATATGCAGGTGATAGTTTTAGATCGTTTTTCTGCATTAATGACAAAAGAAGAAAATGAAGAAATGCAAATGGCTATGATAGCTGGAATTTCAGAATTAGAAATTTGGAGCAATTCTCCGGTTAATGCGGTTGATGTCATACCTAATGACGAACCATATGTAGCACACGCAGTTTATGCGGAGGATAACCAATGATTCATATTACAGAAAAAGCGGCGCTAAAAGTGAAAGAGATTTCTGAATCAGAAGGCATTGGACATAATACTGTTCGTTTGAAAATAATTGGTGGTGGTTGCGCAGGATTTACTTATGATATGTTTTTTGATGATTCTCCATCAGACGTAGATGAAGTAATAGAATTTGATGGAATTAAGGTTATTGTAGATCCTTTATCTTATCAGTATGTCGAAGATGTTACCATGGACTATACAGTAGATCCCATGAGTGAAGGTTTCAAATTTGAAAATCCTAATGTTAAAGGATCTTGCGGTTGCGGAAATTCTTATTCGTTTTAAATATCTCCCCATCTTTTACGTTTATATATAAGCCTAATCATAGTAATAGTTATATTGTATATTTTAGAGAGTGTCCTGTATTTAGCAGCCCTTTCTTTTTTATTAATACAATTACCACATTCTAATCGTATTTTTAATACATCATTAATTGTTAATTTTGAACGTTTCAAAATACCTTCTTTAGGTTGTTTTTTTTACCTTTCTGGGCTTGGCGTATTAAATTTTTAGTTTTTTGTGAGTGATGTTTTCCATAAAATGTATTTTCATTTCCTAAACGAGTTCCTTTTCTTGCTAAACTCGTTGTGTATTTTGGTTTGATAATTGAGTCATGAAAATAGTTAAAAAATAAATTCTAATGATTGGGCTATTAAAAAATCTCCAGGAATGACTGATCCTAAAATTAAACCTCATTGGTCCTGGGGATTAGGGGATGATGGCATTTTGTATTGTAAAGGGCAAATAGCGGGACATTGTTTTAAGCAAACTTGGTGGCCATATGAAAGAATGGGTTTTGGGATTCCTATTAGCGAAATGCGTAAAATCGTGAAAGAATTTGGACATTTGTTAGTTTTTATTTGAAACTAATTTACATAACTCTATAAATCTTTTTTCATCTAGTTCCATTTTCATTTTGTTAATATCTTTATGAACCCATTGTAAATTGTCAATAACATACCCTTTATTACTATCAATGCGATCTAAAGATGCATCATTAGGATCAGTGGTCTTTTCTGCAAAATCAATTTGTAGTCCGGTAAGGGCGCATTTTCCATTTTGTTGTTCATATAATTTCCATAAATTTTCAATAGATACGTCAAATGTTAAATTTCTAACTTTTGCATTTCTTTCAATTCTACACATTGTTGTTTGCGACAACTCTCCAACACCCTTCCACCCACCTCTATGTTGGCACCCACAATTATTAGTTTTATTTATTTTTTTTAACAATTCTGGCCGCCTATTGACGGTATTTCCACAAATACATTTGCAAATGGCAACTTTCTTGCCATTTTCTTTTGTAAAATTTATTATTGTAAGTTTATCATAAATTTCACCAATTTTAACTATGCAATTTTGATTGAATCTACAATTTGAACATTTTTGACCTTTACGATGCAGATATGTTCCAACAATTTTAAATTGTAGTCCGCAATCACATTTAACAAGAACTTTTCTCCTTTTATGGCCATTTGGCTCAATATAAAATTCATCTAAAATTTCTATAACTAATAGATTTTCAAATCTGTCATTTGTGGATACTATTTTGCTCATGACATGTTATATATCACAATATCCACTGTAATTTATGGTACCCAATGCTTTTACCAACTTTTTTCTCCGATTTTAACAAAGATATTTCTTGGTTATCCAAAAATACTATTTATATAACTAAATATGGAAGCCATGCTTATGGCACTAATACAGAATCATCTGACGAGGATTATAGGGGAGTTTTTATACCACCTAAAGAATATTATTTTGGTTCAAAAAAAATTGAACAAGCTGAACTTCATAAACCAGATGTAGTTATTTATGAAATTAGTAAATTTTTCAAATTAGCAGCCGATTGTAATCCAAATGCTTTAGAAATATTATTTGTCAATAATGAAGATATAATTTATTATGACAAATTGGGTGAAGAGCTTTTAGCAAATCGTAATCTTTTTTTATCTAAAAAAGTAAAATTTACTATGACTGGATACGCAGTTTCACAGCTACATCGTATAAAATTGCATAAAAGATATTTGATGAATCCTCCAAAAGTTCCCCCAACTCGGACGAGTCTTGGATTACCGGAACAAACTCTAATTCCTCAAGATCAATTAATGGCAGCTCAAGCTGAAGTTCAAAAAGAACTTGACCGTTTTCAATTTGATTTTATGGAAGGCTTAGAAGAATCAACGAAAATTGGTATTCGTACAAATATGACTGAAATGTTGGCTGAAATGAAAATTACTTCAGAACAACACTGGATGTCTGCTGCTCGAAAAATTGGTCTAAGTGATAACTTTATTGATATCATGCAAAGAGAGCGGCAGTATGCAACTGCTAAACGAGAGTGGGATCAGTATCAAAACTGGAAGAAAACTCGTAATGATACTCGTTCTGCTTTAGAAGAAAAGTATGGTTATGATACTAAGCACGCTTATCATTTGGTAAGATTAATTCGTATGTGTCGAGAAGTTTTAATAACAGGAAAAGTTATCGTGAAACGACCTGACAGAGAAGAATTATTAGCCATTCGTAATGGTGCTTGGACATATGAACAACTTATTGAGTTTGCAGAAAAAGAAGACATTATGCTCAATGAGTTATACAGAACATCTGATTTTCTACCAAAAACAGCAGATAAAGAAAAATTAGACCAACTTCTAATTAAATTAGTTGAAATGTCTTTATCTAAATATTCTTGGTATAATATAAAAAAGTCGTTAAACAAATTTCTGGGAGAATAACTAGATGTTTAGTTCAATAGTAGAAGTTTTATTTGCAGTTGGTGCTGCCACTTTATTATATCAGATATTTTTATCTGACTATTTTAGAGATAAGCGTATTGCAGTAGAGCAGAAGCAATCCAAACATAATAGTATGGATAAGATCGCACGCGTTAAACTTATTTCAGATGATCCGAAAGATATTGAGTATTTTATTACGACTAATGCTCAATATCTTTCGGATGATATGGTGGAAAGGTTAGTTTCTCGTATCGAGGATATTAAGGCCGATCAAGTTGTAAATAATACTGATAATGTATTAAAGTCAAGAATTGACAGGCTTTTTCAAGAAGAGACTGAAGATCCTGTTGTAGTAAAGCGGGCAAGTAGAAAGAAATGAAAAGTAATATTTTGGTATAAAAATATGGAAGACAACAAGAACTATCAAGTGTTTGTTTCGACTCCGGCAGCAGAGCAAATTAAAAATCAACTATCTCAAAGAGGTACGCCAGACTCCTATCTTAGATTAGGCGTTAAATGTGGAGGTTGCTCGGGCTTTAAATATATATTTCAGTTTGAAGATAGCGCTCCTAAAGCTAAAGATTTAGTCTTTGATATAGAGGGTGTGAAGATCATTATCGACAACAAGTCCATTCTTTATTTGAATGGAATAACTTTGGATTTTGAAAAAAGTCTCATACATAAAGGCTTTAAATTCAATAATCCTTTAGAAAAATCTAGTTGTGGATGTGGTAAATCTTTTTCTGTTTAAGGAAAATAATATGATTTACGGAATCTATCTAAAAAGTAAACCTAAAAATAAATGGCAGTTAATGTCAGTGGCTACATCTCAAGAAGTGGCCGTTAATGACTTGAAGGAAACTTTAAAGCAAGCTCATGCGGAAGGTAATGAGCAGGTAATGAGCAGGTGATGGTGGCTGAGCAATTATTTGATTCAACATTTTGGATTCCTCATTATTTAGATAATGTAAAAGAACAGAAAATACTTTATAATTAACTATGTCAATGTCATCTGGCACAATTCTTATTTATGATTCTAAAAAATCTACAGTGTTGAGTTGGACTTCTTGCGGCTCAGGAAATAATGATTTATTAGATTTACTATTTGAATATTGTAAAATTCTAGGTGTAACAAGTTATGTGGCAGAAGATGATAATATCAAATGGCTATTACATAATAACTGGTATTCTTCTGACGAAATTGAAAGAATGATTAAGATAAAAGTATTTATATGATTTCCGAAAAAGAACGTCAACTACAAGAGGCGTCCCAGGAAATAGATACACTTATAGATAAATTAATAGACACGAACTTCTTAGACAAGGATATAGTTCTGTTTGGTAATACTATGAGACGACTTCGCAATATTTCGGGGATTCAAAGATATCTTTTAGCGGTCTTATATGATAAGATCGGAGAAACCTATTTACGAGTTAGACCAACCGATGAAATCATCAATGCCTCATATAGAAAATTATTAAGCATTGTTATTAGTATTGACGATTCAGAAATAATAGATTATATGGAAACCTATTTTCTTAAAGATAGGAATCCTAATTATTTTTTCATTCTTCTTGAAGAAAAAATAAAGCAAAATAAAAGCATATCTAATGCAGAAACATTATTCATTTCGTTGATTGCCATCAATCAAATGAAGGTTAAAGATATACACAAATTCTTATCTATTATAGAAAAGGGGCCAGACTATCTTGTAAATAAATTTCTGCAAGGAAAAGCATACTATGCATTACGATATTATATCAAAATACTATCTTTTGAAAAATTAGATTCATCGATTACAAATACTCTAGATCCTATCGTTTCACAAATAATTAAATTTTCTTATTCAGAACCTTCACCGTATATTTCGCTTGTTACTGAAATATTAAATATTAGCAATAAATATACTCATCAGTTATTGGATAATGATTTAATTGATTTGGATAAATTTTGCACAATGGTTGTTAGTAATAACATATATCAAATCAATATAATTAAACATTTAAGTGAATATTTAAGTGAATATTATATTGATAAGCTAGATGATTTTGAAAAATCAATATTATCTACTGCTGATGGGGCAATTTTAGTTACATATTCCATTGTAGTTCCCACCAGTAATAAAAGAAAAATATTAAAGAGATTAGTAGAAATGCGCGAATCTCGTATTGAAGAAGAAAATTTGGTAGAATTTATTAGACATTTTCCTGAATATAAATCTTTATTGCTAATATTGTAATCGTTCACTTTACTTGACGATGTTATATATCCATGTGATATCTTAAGGAAAGCATGGGTAATTCATTAAATCTTCAGGAAATTGATCAGGAGCAGGCGCTTCATCTTAGCAAATTTTTTGTTAGGTCACAACAGAATTTATTTTTGTTTGGTAGGCGTGGTGTGGGTAAAATGATTGATCTCGAAACCGAATTACCAACACCCACCGGCTTTATCAAGCTTAAAAACTTGAAAGAGGGCGATGAGTTATTCGATGAACAGGGAAATGTTTGTCATGTAGTCAAACTGCACCCAATAGATTACAGGCCCGAATCATATAGAGTTACTTTTGATGACAACAGCACGATTAATGCGTGTGCAGACCATCTATGGTTAACGTGGGATAAGAGGGCAAGAAAATCGCATCATAGAGCTAATAATCCAACCTTTCATCCACAAATAAGAACGACTAAAGAAATTTTAGAAACGTTAAAAACTAATACTTCTAAAAGGGAGACAAATCATTCCATCCCTTGTACACAATCAGTAAAGTATCCTACGCAAAAATTACCTATTGATCCTTATGTATTGGGTTGCTGGCTTGGAGACGGAAATAGCCATAGTGGGCATATTGAATGCGCAGATAAAGAAATTCTGGATGAGATTGTAAAGCGTGGTTATGATGTACATTTAGTAAAGTCATCCGTAACATCGAAATCTAAAAGTTGCCAATATAGAATTGGTGGCGTGACCGAGTATTATAAAGATGAATATGGTTTGCCACATACAACTTATTGCTTATCCAAGCAACTAAAAGAATGTAATTTGTTTAAAAACAAACACATCCCTGATATTTATCTTCACAGTTCATACGAACAAAGACTCGCTTTACTTCAAGGATTGATGGATACGGATGGATGTTGTCTTAAAACGGGCCTTATTGAATATTGTACAGTGCTACCAAATTTAGCTTCCCAGATTCAAGAATTAATTTCTAGTTTAGGAATTAAGTCTACATTGCATTGCAATGAAAGTTGGCTTTATGATA